GTTTTCCACGTATGATAGAAGTAGTTCCAGTACAAACCAGAAGCAACATACTTCTCTGTGAATTTGTTGTTGTTGTCGTAAACCTGAAACCAGTTATCGTCCAAAATAACTGCCTTTACATTAGCTAACAATGCTAACTCGTCTGCTGTTACTTCTTCGATACCATCAGAGTTTGCTCTGATAATATCAAAACGCTCATTGTCAAAATCAGTCCAGTTGTCAATGAGGAACAGTCTGCCCATGAAGTCAGCCTTATCCATATTGAACGCACTTGCAAGCACATTTACGTCAAACTGTGCATTGAACATAGCGTCCATGAAGATAACCTGTCTTTCTTTAGGTGTGTTAGTCTTAACTCCTGCTTCGTTGTAATCACTTGACATAAACGGTAACAGGTTAGATGTTCCTCTAAACTGTACAGCCGCTTCGCTAAGGTCTGCACCTGCTCCAATAGAAGTAGGGTACATTTTTCCGTGACTGATTGTCTTAATAAGCAGATACTTAAACAGCAGAAATTCGTCGTACTCTGCGGCGGTGTAAACAGTGTCTACAATCTTAGCGATAAGGTTCTGAACACCCTCAATGCTAAGAAATGCCTGCCGTAAGTCCTCGTCCTGAATGGTAACAGGGTACATTACTCTCCAGTTCATAACGTGGAAAGCTGAACGAACATCTGGAATAGTTCTCTGGAACTCACGTTTAGCCGCTTTTTCAACATTGAAGTCAACAGCTTTTGCGATAGATACGAAAATATCCTCGACAGTTTCTCCGTACTCAATGTAACCTTTTTTGAGTATAGAGTAAGGGTTGTTAAAGGTTGCACTCTGTACACGCACGATTGCAATTCTGTTTACCAGAGCGTTGATAAACTGGTTTGCAAATGCAGGTGTACCATAGATAATTTCTCCCACTTTTGGGATGTCATTGACAGTAGCAACTTCCGGTACGTTCTGCTGATAATCATAAGAAGCGTTCTGTCGGATTACGTTGAGAATGTCAATGGTTGACGCATTAAGCGTACTGTTTGCAATTCTTCTTGCCATGATTTAATCTTCCTTTCTTAAATGAATTTATTGCTAAACTGTTGTAAACAGTTCTGCAAACGTTTTAGGTTTTGGTGGGTCATCTGGTTTAGACGGTTCTGGGTCAGGATTGGGGTCTGAACTGTAAAAGCGTTCAGTGTACTTCTTGCGCCATTCTGCGTCATTTTCTTCGTACTTAGCTTTCCAGTCTGTTCCGTCACCTTTTGCCTTTGTTTCTAAGTCAGAAAGTGTGTCTGTAACATCTTCCAAAAATGCGATTGTTTCATCGTCAGTCTGTTCACCTACTCTGGCTTTTAATTCTGCAAGAATTTCTTCTCTAGTTTTTACTGCCATGTTGTTCTCCTTTCTATGATATTTTTGTCCACTTTGTAGTGTCGAATAAGAGGCTAAGTCTTAACGAAAGTGGGTGATTAGGTGATAGCATAATTGTTCCATCTTCTGTCACCATAATTGTAAATCCTTCTTCATGTTTGTAAGTACCTGCTTTGAACGGCATATTTGTTTCTCCTTTCTTATTAGTAATGGTATTTTATCCACATCCATATAGGCATTTTCTTTTTCCGTTTAGACGGTGTACCACCGCCACCACCGCCTGCTGAATAGTAACGATACATTAACACAGCATTTTGTAAAGCTTGCCCCTCTGTAAGATAGTACATTGGTTCAGTTTCCCACGCAACTATTGATGTGTTATTAGCGTTTATTCCGATGAACTCTAACGCTTGATTAGCAAAGTTAATTCTTTCTGCTAAAGCAGGAACACCTGGACGCTCCCAACAAGTACAAAAAGCTTCTGTTAGCATAGCAACATCTGTTGAAGTTGATGATAAAAATTCTTCTAATGAAGATATACCACCAAAAGAACCTTGCCAATCACCCTCTACTATGAGGTATTGCATTTGCCCCTCTGGACTTGTATTTTCGTATCCATTGTCACTTAACCAGTTCAATAGTGCTGTCTTTCTACTACCGTCCCATTGAAATAAACCAAATGCCCCACCGCCAAGCTGTGAGAGAGTAGGGTTGATATGGCTCTCTCTCCAAGCGTTACCTGCTAAAGCGGCAACTACATATATACTTGCTCCATCTCCAGTTGCACCACCATCACCATATCTGAACAGACGTGGAAATGAACGCTGATAAGTTGCATTACCGCTACTTGAACCAATGCTTACTTGATTAGCAAGTGGAGCGTTATCTGTATGTGCACCCATAAAAATACCTTTACCATTTCCACCTTTATAACACATTTCTGTGTGACCACTTGAAAGTCCAATATCCCCTGCTAAGTATTCACCACTTGCATTAACTTCTGTGAAGCCTAGTCGAATAAGTTCAGACGCTTCTGTGTAAGTAGTAAAGGCATTACTTTTTGGTGCATATGATGGGGTATCAAAACCGCCCGCAAGTAACGCATAGTTTATAAATGAGGAACAATCATAATATGTTATACCGCCAACAGTTTGTGCGTTACGGTAAGTTTGTGAGTACCCTACATTTGGAGCATTACAAGTCTGAATTGCCCATGAATATGCACGATTTATGTCAGGCATATGTTACCTTTATGATAACATTTCATTGACAAGTTTCTGAATAGCAGAATAGTCATAACCTGCGGTGGTAAGTTTCTGCTTTCTGGTGTTACCATTACCCCATTTTCCTGCAATTACTTCTCTTGCAATTTCTCCGTTAGATTTTAACTCTTTTCCAGACAAAATAGCATTTACTTTTGCCTGTACAGAGTTGTAATCATAACCTGCTTCTGTAAGAAGCTTTTTGCGTGTGTCTCCGTTACCCCACTTTCCAGCAATTACTTCTCTTGCGATAGTGTCAACCGAAACGTCAGTATTTACATCTGTATTCTTACCAGCATATCTAAGGTGTACATCCCACCCACCAGAATACTCATAATAATCTCTGATACAGATTTCCTTTCCAGTCTGGTCACCAGTTTTACCACCAGTTACCGTTCCTTTTTCATTGATTGAAGCGTGAGCAATCTGGCTGTTTGAGATACTCATAACAACATGATGCTGTGTTTTAAGGTGTACGTCTCCTGGTAACCATGGTGCTTTACAATCAACAAAACCTGCTTTACGCAACTGTGCTTCCAGATTACCAGTCCATGAGTACGGTGATACATTAAAACCTGCTTCATGAAGTGCAGTTCCAACAAGAGAAGAGCAGTCATAATCTGGTCCATTTCTGCGCGTCTGGTCATAACCGTGTGTGTTATCGTTTGCAGTATCAATCATGAACTGAACCGCTTTCATAATGTTAGGCATAATTTAGTCCTCCTTTTTAATCTCGGAAATGTGAAATAGTTCCATCAGTTTTTCCGGCAAAATGTCGGGATTAATCTTGCAAATATTTTCAAGTATAGACACCAATTCAGTTGTACACACATATAGAATAATTATAGGAAGAATTGATATTCCAAACTGAAAACCTATTCTAGTACCCTGTGTGTCAACTAACCAAGCTACAAAGTAACATAACATGAAGCCTACCTTTTTGAAAAGACCGTCACGCAATTTTGCTGATTGAATGTCTTTGTTTTTAACCGCTGTTATGATACCAGTAATGAGGTCTAAAGCATTGAAAACCAGTGCAATAATTATAGGGTAAAACTGTTCCATTCTTTTCACTCCTTTCCTTGTTCATTTATATTCATTATAACATATTACTAGACAAATTGCAATAGGTATGTTATAATATAATATGAAAGGAAGTGATTATAGCATGAGTAAGTACTACGACGGTACTAAACTATTATCTATGCTTGACATAAATGGGTGTAAACCAGAAATATATATGTGTACAACTAATCGTACTGGCGGTAAGACTACTTATTTTGGTAGATTATGTATAAACAGGTTCTTAGATAAGGGCGAAAAATTTGGTCTTATTTATAGGTATAATTATGAACTTGATGATGTTGTTGATAAGTTCTATAAAGATTTAGGTAGTTTGTTCTTTAGTGGGCATGAAATGACTAGCAAGCGTAGAGCAAGTGGTATTTTCCATGAATTGTTCTTAGATGAAAAAAGTTGTGGATATGCTTTGAGTCTTAATAGTGCAGACCAGATTAAAAAATATAGTCACTTATTTTCAGATATTATGCGTATGATATTTGATGAATTTCAGAGTGAAACTAATCACTATTGTAATGATGAAGTTAAGAAGTTACTTAGTGTTCATACTTCTATTGCTAGAGGACAAGGTGAACAGGTTAGATATGTTCCAGTTTATATGCTTAGTAATCCAGTAAGTATTATAAACCCGTACTACGTTGAAATGGGAATAAGTGCTAGACTTAAAGATGATACCAAGTTTCTACGTGGAGACGGCTTTGTGCTTGAACAAGGTTTTATATCTAGTGCAAGTGAGGAACAGAAAAGTAGTGGATTTAATAGAGCTTTTGCAAAGAACGCTTATGTTGCTTATAGTAGTGAATGCGTTTATCTTAATGATAACAAAAGTTTTGTTGATAAGCCAACTGGTAAGAACCGATATATTTGTACACTAAAATACAAAGGTACTGATTTTGGTTTAAGAGAATTTACAGAGGACGGTTTTATCTACTGTGATGATAAACCAGATGTTACATTTAAGACTAAAATAACAGTAACAACAGCAGACCATGAAGTGAACTATGTTATGTTAAAAAGAAATGACTTCTTTTTGTCAAACCTTAGATATTTATTTGAACGTGGTGCGTTCAGATTTAAGGATATGAGGTGTAAAGAAGCTGTACTTAGTGCGTTAAGTTACTAGGTTATCCACATTAGTATGTGGAAAGTGTTGATAACTTTTAGGTATCTTCTCATGTGTCCACCAATGAACGGGTAGGATAGCACACTTGAAACGATAGTGCCTACACCGCTTGTCGTTTTCGCTGAACGCTTTGTTTGGTACATGAGTTAAAGATATAAATAGAATAGCAGGGATACGAACTTAGTTCGCCCCTGCTTTTCTTATTCATTCCATTTCAATAAATGTTACATATTCTCCATTATCACCTGCAATACACTTACCATTTAACAATGCTTCAATCATTTCTCGTGTCAAATAGAATGTATCTGAACCCCACATATAACCGTATTCATCTTTAGCTTGTCTTGTATTTTCAATTATCTTTACATTATCCATTATTTTTCTCCTGTTGAACCAAAACCACCACGGTTTACTTCTGATAATTCTGTTACTTCAACAATGCCAACAGGCGGTTGATGCTCAATAATTCTAAACTGACATATTCTTGTGTTCTTAGGTATACTGATATTCTTAGTAGCATATGCAGGAAAATGCCATTCATCATTGTTACCGCAATATGTTTCATCAATCAGTCCAACACTGTTTGCTTGAATTATACCATATTTCTTAAAGGTTGAACTTCTAGGTATCACTAATGCTTCATACCCTTTAGGTAACATCATAGCAACTCCAAGTGGAATTAGTTTAAACTCTCCTGCTTCAAGTGTAACATCTTCTGCTATACGCAAGTCAATCCAATCTCCACCACTAATAATTTCAATCTTATCCATACCCTCTTTTACATATTTAATGTTAATAGTTTTAACTTCCATAATTTACCTCATTTCATACGGTGTGTCTATAAGTAGGATACCGCCACGTATTCTTTTAGGTCTTAATTTTCCTGGCACTTTTAGTCCTACTCTAAAGTCACTAAGATTTCTCTTTATTGGTTTACCAGTTTCCTTTTCAAATAAGAACTCTTTTTCATCTTCTGTCCATTCTTTAAACACATTTGTTGTTTTATCTGTGTACCCACTAATGTCTGCCGTTCCGTCAAGTGATGTTTGAAATAAGTCTTTACATTTCTGTGGCATACCTGCACACTTAATATTGTTATACGGTGTATCAATAGGTTTCAAATCTTCTTTAACAACGTGTTCAATGTAAGTCTTTTGTCTTGTAAAAACTGCTACATCCCAACAACTTTCTAGTTTCCAACAACAGAAGTCTTTATCGTGTACCTTAATTCCAACAATTTCTTCTGGTTCAATGTCACAATGTATGCTGTCTGTATCTGCATATATAAAACCTCTCTTGTCTTTACCATGATAGTTCTTCTGTGCGGTTCTAATAGTGAAGTTTCTTGCGTAACTTGTGATAGCTGAACCAACTGGTATGTACCCAGGCTTCTTGTTTGCTTCTGCAACTGGTAAGAACCCTATGGTTTTATCCTCTTTTACATAAGCAAGTTTAAAACTACTATCCATACTACTTGCCATTTTACCGTACAAATTGTTAAGGAACAACTTTGCCAACTCACGCAACGCACCTTTGCTTTCCAATTTAATTTTCTTATACTTATCAATGTACTCGTCAAAGATACCTATTTCACTATAAAACCAACAACCATCTAATATCTCAAAGTCAACAAGTTCGTAGTGTTCTTTCAATAACTCATAGTCAGTCATTGTTAAAACTAACTCTACTCTAGTGTCGTGAATGTTACCGTCTTTATCTGTATAATGTGTGTAATATTCTCCTGTCCTTTTGTCGTACACATCAGACGTTTCAAGTGCTTCTGTACCTTTGTACAATAATGACGATTTTATTTGTATAAATGGTAGCTTATCTGGTTTAATGTAGAACCTTGTCTTAACTCTAACAAAGTAATACTTATCTTCATCAAGTGCGACGTCTGGAATAAAATTCCCTTTCCAAAATCTTGGTACACCAATGGGATACCTATTTCCACTTTCACTACTCATCATACTAGGGTACAAAGAATTAACATCTGCTGTTGTTCCATTTGTAAATATCTTGTTCTCTTTACCCTTTACTAGATAGCACCAACCACCCCTATATGATTTCCGGATATACTCTCCTGCGTTTGGGTATCTATGTTCTTTCTCGTCAATCGTCATAGCATACACATCTGGAAACATTTCATTGTAATCAAGAGCGTTCTTTGTTGAGGACTTACAAATTGACTTGTATTCTTCCAAACAGCATGAACCTATTGTCAATTTGTTATGCCCTTGTTGGAACATTATTTCTAACGCTTCTTTAACTACAAGAACGTCATTAGCTATGTACTTTCTTTCTTCGTCTGTTATAGTACAACCTGCATACCTAAAACCAGTGTACTCCATATCAAGTTTCTTGTGTTTTGTACCAAAACTTTCTCCGATACGTTTTACACTGAATGGTAGTAGTTTTAACGAGTCTCTTATCTCAATAAAATGATTATTGACTTTTATGATAATACTGTACCACATACCTTTATCAGATATGCTATACTTGAATGATTTATTTTCCATGTATTTTTCTGGCAACCATTCTACAGCATTTTCGTTATCTCCTACCTTTTTATATTCTTGCTTAAAACCCTTATCAACTAACAAATACGATAACCAAAATGCACCATCGAATTTCAAGTTATGATAGTACGCTACTATGTTGCATTTCTGTGCTAGAAAATAATCGAATTGTTCTCCAATGCTATGAAATATATTTACATCTTCTGTGAACAATTCAACGGACGCACTAGCCCATACTTCTGTGTTTACCTGTCCTTTGTAAACGGTTGTCTCAAAGTCACACATGAAGTAACGATACTTTTTTACTCTCATAGTGGACTACTAAAATCTTCTTCCTGTTCCATTGCGTCCATCATTTCAGCCTTAAACAGTGGTCCTGCTTCTGGTAAATAGTTTAACATTTCAGACATATACTGTGTTAGCTTATCTTGTGAATAAACTATCTGATATGTTACAATCAAACCTGCTTCTGCACCGTCGTTTAACATTGTTGCTACATCATGTGCGTCATTTGTTGCTAATATTCTGTCCAACCATGAAAGTAATAAATTACTAGCGTGTTCATTAAACTGTCTCACATGAGCCTTAAAACCACTGATAACAACAGCGTCAAAAAATGATACATCTTCTGATATGTTCTCTGGTGGAACAAAACCAGGTGTATTTGTTGGTTCTTGTACTGGCTCTGCTAGTCTGTATTTTCTAGTTTCTGCCGCTTTCTTTGCTCTCAAAGAGCGTTCCAACTTTACACCCTCTGTTGCAGGTACTATTTCTCCTCCTGTTGCTAAACCACCGTATACCGCTTTCTGGTACAACTTATCAGGTGTTAATTTTGCAAGTTTTCTCACACTTGCTTGTGTTACACGTTTAGGTCTTTGTGGTAACACATCTTCACTAAATTGATACCCGCGTTTTTCTGCTCTACTTATAAACTGTTTGATACGCTTGACTTGTTTAGAGTAAGCACGTTCCGCAGGTGTTTGTTTGCGTCTTTTTGCCATAGCGTTCACCCCTATAAATGAAATAAGAGAGACACTCTAGTATGGTACTAAGAGTGCCCCCCCATTTATTAACTGTTACACTCTGAACTTATGCAAGTCTTTCAACGTCCAGTACGCAGTTAATGTAATCACGATTGGCTTTGGTTTTACCAGAAGTCTTGATAACAGTGAACGGCTTACCTTTCATAATGTTTGAAATATCATTGATACTTCTCTTGAACGTAGCCGACTGGCAACTGTATACCTGCTTTTCCGGTGTAATGATTGACATTACTTCGACAACCTCACCGCTGTCCTCTTTGACGTCCTCAAACATCAGAACTCCGTCAACTGTAATGTGTTCTCCGTCCTCAACATCTTTCATTGAAACGATTGACGGTGCGATAGTCATAAGGTACTGCTCTACTTCGTTGAACTCTCTGCTCATTTCTTTAATGTTAATCATGGTATTGTTCTCCTTTTAATTAAATATTTTGTTGTGTTTGCTGTTTTAAGTTTTACCTGCTTCTTTGTTATTCGTTGTCTGCTTCTTCGTCACTGTTTGCACCATTTCTAGGCGGAAGCACTTTTGCGTACTGGATAAATTCCTGCTCTGTCATTCCATACAAAGTTTCGATTTCTTCCTTGTCTACAATGTGTACCGCTTTGAGTGTCTCAGTTTCAAGCAATGGACGAACTTTCTTCATCAGTGCTTCATCGTCCTTGTAGGTACGGGGTACTGTAACAACCTTGTTACACGGTTCGCCTGCCTGTACGTCCAGACACATTACATTTGCTTTTGTTGCTACGATTGTTCTTGTTACCATAGGTACTCTTGCCATAATTTTGTTCTCCTTTCTGGCTTTGGTTTGTTTATAGTTTAGGTACATTATTGTACCAGTGGACGGTATAGGACTTGAACCTATAATCTAGTGCTGACCAGACAAATGTTGTAACACATTGTCACTAGGCAACTTACCAAGTGTTGCACCGTCCAGAGGGGTGAGGGTGTACTGTTAAATGAGTACACCACTCTGGCAACGTAACTGTTATATATCTTTGTTACTATTTTATTGTAACACAATGTACTTGAAAAGTCAACACTTTCTTTGAATTATTTTGAGTAAAAATGTTCAGATAGAATATATTTCTTGTACTGTTTAACAATAACATCTGCTACAATTCTACTTGATAAACCTGTTGACATTTGTACAGCTAAATTGTTAATAGTGTAACGCCAAGTCCAACAACCTACTGGTTGAATATCAACAATTAGTGTGTCATCAACCACGTGTACAGATAAATCTCCTTTTATACGTTGTTTTAACTGTTTTTTGAGTGCATTTGTGAAAATTCTTTCCATGATAACATTCTCCTTTTCTGTTCTCTTTATTTTGTTGTCAAGGTTCGTGTGTACATTTGTACGCTAAAGGGTGTATAGTGTCGAAACTATAATCGTGCCTGTCACGCACCCTAGTTTTGGTACTTTCGTGAAATTTTTAACAATGATTTAATTTTATTCAAACGCTGTTCTTACTTCATCGTAACAAATATAATCATCTTCTGTGACTTCATCTCCCCACATTGCATAGAAATCGTCACACTCTTCATAAGGGCTTTCTATTCCACACTCGCCGTCTTTATAATACGAACAATCCCATCCATTTACAGGACAATATATTTTACCTTTTCTTATTATAAATTTCTCCTTTCATTATCGCTTCTTTCGCTTTCTCCTTTTGTAAACGTTTGTAAACAATATACCACGCTTTACCTAGTTCATCTCTTGAACCTAGTTGTTCGCTAAGGTTGAATAATATTGTCTCTACTTCTTGTAAATTATCAACAAGTATTTCTTGCTCATTTATTGGTAGCATATTATCACTCCTTTAGTGAGGTACTAGGGTTACCCCTAGTCCTCGTCTTTATTTGTTGTACGTGGCGGTAATACTTTTGCAAGTCTGATAAAATCTTCCTCATCCATACCAAGTAATACCTCTTTGCAAGTCTGTTCTTCAATGTGTACAAGTTTAAGAGTGTCAGTCTGGAAAAGTTTCTGAAGCTTTTTAAGTAAATCTTCATCACTGTATTTTCCGCCAACGTCATAAGTGCGTAATTGCACCTCTGCTGTTGTGACGTCAAGCGTCATAACCTGTGCTGTTGTCTGTTCTACTGTTCTTGTTACCATTCTCTTTCTTGCCATAATTTTATTCTCCTTTTCTGTTTGGTTATATCTCACACATTATTGTGTGGAATGGTAGGATAGGGTTTGAACCTATCCATGCACCGACTGCCTACCAATATTTTGCGTGTTTACGCTCTGCACATATTCCAGTTCCGTCCTCTGCACATTTTTTCATATCATAGTACGAAACATCACCGAAATATTCCTTTAAAAACCACCCTATCTGCTTTCTTGTGGTTTGACTGTATGTTCCTGTGCAAAATAGTACATATTGACCGCTAGAGTGTGGTACGGCTTGAATTACTAAAGTTGTGTAACTTATAAAGTTTATTGTACCATTATCTTCTATTGATACGTGGCAGTGTGCGCTTTTATGGTTTGTAAGCTTTCTTTTTTCTAACATTTTTACTACCTCTCTTTCTTTTATATGCACTTATTATATCATGATTGTTGTACCTTGTCAAGTGTTTT